GAGTTAGACAAGCAAGAAAAGCTCGTAGAACCAAGATGGTAAATCCTTTTGCTAAATTAATGAAACAATTAAACAAGCGACTGACTTGATTTTTTTACAAATCCTAGTATAATAGCTCTATAAGGAGAAAAAAAATGATACTGGGGATTTGCGGTTTTATTGGTTGCGGTAAAGACACTGTAGCAGACTATCTAATCAATCAACACGGATACAAAAGAGACAGCTTTGCTGGATCTCTAAAAGACGCTGTGTCAGTGATTTTTGGTTGGGATAGAGAAATGTTAGAAGGTCGAAGTGCAGAAGCCCGAGAGTGGCGTGAAGAAGTCGATACCTGGTGGGCAGAAAAACTGAATATGCCCACTCTCACACCACGATGGGTTTTACAGTATTGGGGCACTGAAGTAGCAAGAAAATCTTTCCATACAGATATTTGGATTTACTCTTTAGAGAGAAAACTATCTCAAACTTCATCAAATATTGTTATTACAGATTGTAGATTTCCTAATGAAGTAGAGTCAATAAAACGTGCAGGAGGAAGCATTGTTTGGGTTCAGCGTGGCGAACTGCCTACATGGTTTTCAATAGGAAAAGATGCAGCAGACGGTAATCCTGCAGCAGTAAAGACCATGCAAGATCTAAATATTCACAGTTCAGAGTGGTCTTGGCTTAACTCAAATTTCGACAGAATTTTAATTAACGACAGTGACTTATCTTCACTGTATACACAGATAGAACAGTTTTTAGAAGTCTGCTACTAAATCTCCTTGTTTCCATGTGCTGCCTGTTTGTGCAAGTTCTATGCGACAATTTGCACAAACAGTTTTTAGATTACTAGGTCTGCAATTATCTAAATTCCCATCAACATGAAACACTCGGAATACGTCAGTGTGCTTAGATTTATATCCGCATTTATCGCATTGATTTTTAATCCTGTATCCAAGCCTATACCATCGTGGAACTCCGTGATTTTCTCCGTGCTTTAAACAGGCTTCGCACAGTTTTCGATAATACACCTTCCCATGCTTTTTGTAGTTAATAGCACAAGGCCTGACTCCGCATTTACATAGTGGTCTCATATGCGTATTTAACAAACCGCACCTTTTTCATCCCTTTTTAAGCATTGATATACGGGCGATTTTTGTTTCCCACACTAAATACAATACAACACACTATTACCAGGAGATATGGGAATGGCATTACAATCACCAGGCGTAGAAGTTAACGTCATTGATGAAAGTTTTTACACGCCGGCGGCTCCAGGCACTACACTGATCTATTTGGTGTTCCTTTCTTTGAGAAGACACCAAGTGGGACTCCTATTCATGGATCAGAAAGAAATGAATATGGCCTACTTGCAGCATATAGTTTATTAGGTGTATCAAACTCTGCATTCATTGTAAGAGCAGATGTAGATCTTGATGCATTAGAAGGTCAATCTGAAGCTCCGGGAGCGAATCCAGACGCTAACCAGTGGTGGGTAGACACCCGTGCAACAGCATGGGGTATCCAAGAGTGGAATGCAGCAGCAGTTGGAGATGGTGGACAGAAGTTCACAAACAAAGTTCCCACAGTTTTGACAGATGACGATATAGCTAAAATAGAAGCATCCGACTATGGCCGCAGACCTAAGTTAGGCGTAGGTTCAATCGGCGACTATGCAGTGGTGTTCGAAACAGTAGACGGTTCTGGATCGTTCCTGTCTACAAAAGAAACCGCAAGAGTTTACTATAAGAGTGCAGGAAATACTGAAGCTGGCGTAGCGGCAGGTGAATGGGTGCTTGTAGGCTCTCCGCAGTGGAAAGCAAGTTGGCCAGTTGTGTCTGGAACAGCAGTTGTTACAGGTACACTCAGCACTGGTGATTTTACTATAAATGGCTCTATTGTTAATATAACAGACGGCGATACCCTTGATGATGTAGTTAATACTATTAATGATTTATCAAACGAAGGTATAACAGCTAAAAATACAAGCAATGTAATTAAAATCTTCTCTAATGGTACAGGTAATAATAATCAAGTTGTTATCGGTGGCAACAATCCAGATGATATTAATTTAGTTGCTGGTACCTACAACGGTGTTGCTCTAGCGCAGGCACCGCACACAAGCGTACCACAGTGGAAAGCAAATGATGATAATCGTCCAACTGGCTCGGTATGGATCAAAACTACCGAACCAAATTTAGGATCGCGTTGGAGAGTAAAGCGTTGGGACGACGACATTCTTTCTTGGGTTGAGTTCAGCGCACCACTGTATGCTAATACTCATTCAGCTTTGGCATCTCTAGATGCAAGCGGTGGTGGTGTAAACATTCCTACAGACACAATCTTTGTACAGTATAATGCAGATGAGGAAAGCGGTAACGACGATTCCCCTGCTACAGCAACATTTAGAGTATGGTATAGGAATAGCACAGGAGCAACAACAGCAACATCTGCAGTAATCACAACAGGTTCGTTTACTGCTGGGACTAACACATTTGCTTTGCAAGAAAGTGACAATGGTTCAACGTCGTTGAGCAGTGCTTCAACAATAACTTTCCAAGCATCTGGCGGCGCTGACGATGCATTTACTATTGCTGGCGCTATTAACTCTGCAGGGTTTGACAATGTAGAAGCGGGTGTAACTGATGACAACAGAGTTACAATTACACACAAGCAGGGCGGAGATATTAGATTAGTGGACAATACTGCTTCTATATCTAACATATTCACTCCGTATTCATTAGATACAAACACCGGTACTACAAATTACTACATGCTACCGAGCGGTGCTGCAGACGACTCCAGCGGACAAACAGTATATCTAATATCAAACTGGAAGCCACTGGCAGCAGACGACTTTGAAGCAAGTGCGGATAATCCAACCAATGAGCCTGCAGACGGGCAACTTTGGTATAATCCAGAGTTTTCTGATGTTGATATAATGATTCACAACGGAACAACATGGGTAGGCTATCAAAATTTCAGTGCATCATACGCTGACACAGATCCTGAAGGCCCACAAGTGACAGCTACAGAGCCTACAACGCAAAGTGACGGTACTGCACTTGTAGACGGTGACCTTTGGATTAACACTGGTGACATTGATGCTTACCCAGACATATATCGTTGGAACGGCGATTTATTAGAGTGGGTGCAAATTGATAAATCTGACCAAGTTACAGAAGATGGTGTTTTATTTGCTGATGCCAGATACGGGCTGAGTGGTGCTACAGGCGATACTGAAGCTACTATTAAAGATTTGCTTACAAGCAATTTTGTAGACCCAGATACTCCTGATCCTGCGCTTTATCCAAAGGGCATGTTACTGTTTAATCTGCGCAGAAGCGGCGGTAATGTCAAGCGTTATGAAAACAATTACATTGACACTACTACAGACAATGCTAGATTTAATGACGAAGCTATGTCAGGTTATGCAACTGATCGTTGGGTAACTGCATCCCCTAACAACGAAGACGGTAGCGGCTCGTTTGGAAGATATGCTCAGAGAGCGGTAGTCGTACAAGCATTGAAGAGCGCAGTAGATACAAGTCAGCAGATTCGTGATACAGAAAGACGTAACTTCAATCTAATTGCGTGTCCTGGATATACAGAGTTGATGAGCAATCTTGTTAACCTGAATATTGATAGAGGATTAACTGCATTTGTGGTAGGCGATACACCGTTTAGATTAGCAGCAGACGCAACTTCTATAACGTCTTATGCAACTAACGAAAATCTAGTTATTGATAATAACGAAGACGGACTTGTTACTTTTAATGAATACTTAGGATTGTTTTATCCAAACGGATTTACAACAGACTTAAGCGGTACTAACGCAGTTGTACCAGCATCTCATATGATGTTGAGAACTATTGCACTAAGTGATAATGTTAGCTTCCCATGGTTTGCACCAGCAGGCACAAGACGTGGAGGAATAACAAATGCTACTTCAGTTGGCTATATTGAAGCAGAAACTGGCGAGTTCCAGACTGTAGCACTTAATGAAGGACAGCGTGATACGCTTTACACAAACAAGATAAACCCTGTAACATTCTTTACAGGAGTAGGACTTGTAAACTACGGTCAAAAGACTCGTGCAAGAAATGCAAGTGCATTGGATAGAATCAACGTAGCAAGGCTCGTTGTTTACTTGAGAGGACAATTAGACAGACTGGCAAGACCATATGTGTTTGAACCAAACGATCAAATCACAAGAAACGAAGTCAAGCAGGCTGTTGAAAGTTTACTTCTTGAGCTTGTAGGTCTTAGAGCAATCTATGACTTTGCAGTGGTGTGTGATGATACAAACAACACACCTGCAAGAATAGACAGAAACGAACTGTATGTAGACATTGCGATTGAACCAGTAAAGGCTGTTGAATTCATCTACATTCCGTTGCGTGTACAGAACACAGGAGAAATTTAATAATGCCAATTACTTCACTTAACAATTTAGGTGTACCTACAGACGCAGGCAACCAAGTTCTGTTAATGCCCAAGCTTAGATATCGCTTTAGGGTGTTATTGACAAGCTTCGGCGCTGAATCATCAACAGAACTTACTAAGCAGGTTGCTGATGTAACTAGACCAACTGTAAACTTTGAAGAAATGGAACTTCATGTTTACAACTCGCGTGTATATCTAGCAGGTAAGCAACAATTAGAAACTGTTTCACTTACGCTAAGAGACGATGCAACTGGTCTTGTACAAAAGCTTGTAGGTCAGCAACTGCAGAAGCAGTTTGACTTTGTAGAACAAGCATCTGCAAGAAGCGGTATCGATTACAAATTTACTACTACAATTGAAATATTAGACGGTGGTAATGGTGCCGCAGAGCCGAACGTTCTTGAAACATTCAGAATGTACGGTTGCTTCTTGCAAAACGTAAATTATAATGAACTTGCATATGATTCAAACGAGCCTGCAACAGTATCGTTAACTATTCGTTATGATAACCTTGAGCAATACGCGGCAGGTGAATCAGAAGTTTCAGCAGTCGGCGGCATTGGAGCAGCAGTAGGCAGAGCTATTGCAAGCGAAGCAGCTACAGGTGGTGGTTCAGTAGAATAATCACTCTATACTGCAATAAAGCCCAGTCTAAAAACTGGGCTTTTTTTATGGCTAAATATTACTATGGCAAATAAATTTACTGGATTCCTAACAGGCTTTGCTTCTGGGTTAACCGGAGGCGTTACCAGTCCTAGAGGAACACCTAGCACATATCAGCATGCAACACGGTTGTTTATAGATGACAGTATGAAGCTGTCTCCAAGAACAAAGTTCAACTATTATGTGAGATTCGAAATAGATCCTACTGCACACAAAGCTCTTTCTTTTTCACAGCGTGATGTACAAGACATAGGATTGCTGGTTAAGAATTTACAACTTCCGTCTTATTCATTCGAAACCGTTACAAAAAATCAATACAATAGGAAAAAAATAGTTTATAAAATGCTAAACTATGATCCTATCACGCTTAGATTCCACGACGACAGTCATGGAGTAACTAACGCACTATGGGCGATTTATTATGGTTATTATGCTGTTGATCGAAGTCTTCCAGACACTGCTTACAGCGATAACAAGTATACTCCTGCAGATGCAGAATACAATCTTAGCTGGAGATATGGATTAGATAATCAAATATCAGTACCATTCTTTAGAAAAATACATTTTTACACAATGTCAAGATCTAGATTTTTAGGTTATACTTTGATTAATCCTAGGATAACAAAGTGGGCACATAGCGATATGGATTACAGCATATCGTCAGAACCTGCAGAAAACACAATGACATTAGAATACGAAGCAGTACAATACAGCGGTGGAAGGGTTTCGGTAGACAATCCAACAGGTTTTGCAACACTGCACTATGATAATCTTCCATCGAGTCTAAGTGTAATCGGCGGAGGAGTATCAAGTCTTACCGGCACAGGTGGAGTACTGGATGGGTTAGAAACAGTGTTCGGTGCTGTGCAGGATGGTAGTGCTTTTGATTCTCCAGAAGGAGCACTTAGCACCGCAATCGGAGCAATGAATACTTACAACAATCTTCAAAGTTTATCGGCCGGTGATATCGCAGGCGAAGCGATTAATATTTTGCAAAATCCAAACAATGCTGCGGAACTAGCTAACACCATCGGTGGCATTGCAGATTCTGTTTTTCCTGGTGTGCGTCAGGCTGCCGAAACAAAAGCAGTAGAGAAAAAGATCACTGATGTAGACCAATCAGGTAGGGTAAGAGGAGGTTTATAATGACCACAACAAACTTGCCGCCTAAAAGAATCGATGACAGCGCCGCTGGTACCAAACTGTTTTTTGACAGCTACGGAACACAGCCATTAGAGTTTTTAGCAAGCGAAGTTGATGCGGTTGAAGCTTTTTTTACAGCTAGAGGTTTTTCTAAGCAAGCTGCCCTTGTTTCCGCTGCTGTTATTTTAAAACAAGCAAAACTAGACGCCACGCCAGTATTCCAAATACTAGATACTATTACAAACTATCAGTCAGGTGAACTTAGCCTTTTAGTTGCAGAGATTTTGAATAACAATCGTT